GCCGTGATCGTACCCCGCCGGGTCGACCGTCGGTGGTGTTCGCCGGTGTGCACCTAGCGCGGCGACCAGCGTCGACGACGCCGGCACCAGGTGGGATGCCTAGCCCCGGCGGGTCGCCCACCAGCGCGAGTTGCACGCGGCGAGGGAGCGGTCGACCTGGCCGGCCTGGTGACCAGGGCGACGGCAGCGACGGCGGATGCCGGGTCCGGCAGTAGGGGCATCGCGGATGCGCCGGCGGCGGGAGAGCCCGGGGCGGCCGCGGGCGGGGCGGCGGGAGCGGCTCCGGTCGGCCGACGCGCACCAGACTGGTCACCAGCGCGACCTCGACGACCGGTAGGACCGGTCGACCAGGCCCCGGCGGCGAAGCGCATCGAGGGCGCGCCACGCGGCATGCACGCTGCAGCCGGCGCGGCGGGTGACCTCCGCGCGGGTGAGCGGGCCGCCGGCGTCGACGAGGACCAGGAGGACGGCGCGCTCCCGCCGACGAACCTCCCGGGTTCGCCTGGCGCTCCACTCGCCCTGCGGGACCTCGAGGGCGCGGCGGGGCGGCCAGCCGCGCCGCAGCCGGGCGCGGAGGCACGTGTCGGTGATCGCCGGGAGGTCACGGTCGGCGAGCTGCTGCAGGTCGGCGGCGTACTCCTCGCCGGTCATGGCCGCCAGGGGTTGAAGCGGTCGCGCTCCAGTGCCTGGTCATGTTCCTGGCTGCCGCTGGGCGCGGGTTGGCCGTACCGGGGCAGCAGCGACGTCGACCACGACGCGAAGGGCGGTGGCAGCGTGCGCAGGTGCCGGGTTCGGCAGTAGGGGCACAGTGGGTGCGCCGGCGCTGGGAGCGCCCGAGGCGGCCACGCCGGGGCCGGCGGCGGGAGCGCCCGGGCCGGGCCGACGCGGACCAGCGCGGTCCCGGGCCGGCGGCGGCCGAAGACGCGGCGGAGCTGCCCGCTGAGGCTCACGGCCGGCCGCCGTTCGAGGAGGGATCGGCTCGCCGGTGGGCGAGGTAGCTCTCGATCGCGTCAGCGACACGCTCCAGGCTGGCGTCGTCGAGGTCGACGCCAGCGGCGGCAAGCCCGGCGGCGAGCGCCTCGGCCAGCACCTGGTCGTCCTCCTCGCCGTTCGGCGTGTCGGTCGCCTGCGTGGTCGAGGGCAGCATCTCCGCGGCCGGCGGGGTTGCGGGGCCGCGGCGGTCTAGTTCCGCCTGGAGGGCGGCGAGGTCGGCGTCGAGGACCGCGGTCTTCTCCTCCTCGCTGGCGTTCTGCCACGCCACCGCGAGGCTGACCTTCGCGTCGACCCGGGTCGGCTGGTCGAGGCCAAGGAGGCGGGCGCGGCGCTCAGCCACGGCAAGGAGCGTCCGGATCGCGGCGAGGGTTGGCCCGTCGTCCCGCAGCGGCGCTCCGTCGTGCACGACGACCTCGCCGCCCTGCACGTAGTAGTGCTGCCGGCGTAGGACCGCGGTCGCCTGGGCCTGGAGGTGGTCGAGGCGGTCGACCTCAAGGGCGATGTGCTCATCGGTGGGGACCGTCACGGTGCGCTTGAGCGCATCCGCGTAGAGCTGGTGGGCACGCTGCGCAGTGATGCCGAGCTCTCGGCCGACCTGCTCGAACGTGAGGCCGGCAGTACGCATCTGTACGGCCTGGGCGCGTCGGCGGGCCGCCTCGATCTGCCGTTCGGCTCGGCTCGGCATCAAGCCTCCCTGCTCAAGCCTTGACGGGCGGCTGGCACGCTCGGCACTTGAGGTCGCAGCCGAGCCAGTCGGCCGAGGCGGGTCCTCTGCAGAACGGCGCGGCGTCACAGCGACAACGTTGGGTGGAGGCGTTCAGCTCGCGTTCGGCGGCGGACGCTTGGACGACTTCGTGGTGGCGGGGGGTGTCCTGCGCCCACAGCCGGGTGCCGGCGGGCCGGTCGCGTCGGCTGGGTCGGATGTAGCCGGTGAGGTCGGCCTTGACGGTGAACGGGGAGACGCCAAGCTGGTCGGCGATCTTGGGGATGGCGAGGCCCTGGGCGCGGAGCGCGCGGGCCTGCTCGCGGCGCTGCTCGGGGTTGGTGGCGGACAGGGCAGCCTCCCCGAGGTCGATCCTGGCTGCCCGCCGCCCGGGATCGTACCCCGCCGGTCCAGCGGTCCCGCGTGCTAGCCCCTGCTAGCGCCCCGAGGGCGTCGCCGCGTGCGCGCTGGTCTGGAGGAGCTGGGCGTGGCGGCTTGCCGAGTGGGCGCGGGGCGGGGGCCAGTGAGCGAGCAGCGTCCGATGATCGCGGCCCTGGTACCTGCCGAGGCCCGCTTCACGTCCAGCCCAGCAGCAAAGGCACGGTGGAGGCGCTCGGCCGTGAGCAGGCCGGTAATCCGGCTATGCTCCTCGCCGTGACAACCAGCGGCCAAAGCACATGAAGGTAACCGCCTTCGAGGCAGGCGCCGTGACGGGGCTCCTCGTGGCTGGGGCCACCTGGCTCGGAGCACGGATCAACTCGACCTCGCAGGCGAAGCGGGAGCAGGAGGCCCGGGAGGCCGAGCGCCGGCAGGTCTTCGAGCAAGAGACGCTTGTCGCCCTTCAGGATGCCTTGGAGGAGCTGTACCGAATCGTTGAGGAGAAAGTCCTGGAGCGGTTCCCTCTGGGGATCCACGCCGATCAGGTTGTAGACCTACCGTACCCGGCGGAGCCTCTGGTGTACCGGACTGCCGCGGCCACTGTGGACAAGCTCCGGGAGCGAGTGCTCGATGATGACCTCCGGGCGCTCACCCACGATGTCCTATTTGCAGCCGTCAAGGTCCTGGCCGCCGTGACAAGGCGCGCCGTCGACAATCTCCAGGAGAAGCTGTGGGACCTTTCAATCGATATGAACCAGCGTGTCGGCGAACGACTCCGGCGCTTGTTCGAGCCCTGACTGGACCCGATCTAGGCGGCGTCGAAGATCCAGATCTGCGGCCCGCGGTCGCCGGCCAGGTGGCAGGCGCGGTCGTGGGCCATGACCGCAGCGACGGCCAGGTCACTCAGTAGCCAATCCCACCACTTGGGCCTCAGGTCACCGGCCGGAGCCTTCTGCACGCGGCAGCGATGGGCTAGGCGTCGAGCGGTTCGAGGATCGATGCCTTGAGCGCCCGCTCGTCGAGTCGTGGCCAGTCGGGCGTGTGCCCTTCTGCGGCGTGGATCGCAGTCCGGATCGTGGTCAGCGCCAGGGGCACGGCGTCTTCGGGTGAAGCAGCGTCCACCGTCAGGGAGATCTCGACCTCACCCGTCTGCATCGCGCCGCCGATGGCCGGGTCCTCCGCTCCCAAGCGGAGGAGTTCATCCATGACGCGGTCCAGGGACGCTTCCACCCGTTCGGGAGTGTCGGTCACGTGCAGGTGGATCGTGAAGGCCACCTTCATCGCTCCTCCTTCTCCCAGCAGCTGCAGCGCCGGAGCCAATGACGAAGATCCGTCTCGTAGTTGCTGCCTGAGGGCGTCAGGTGGACCCATCGCTTGTGCTTCTCGGCACACGGGCAGAGGATCTTGAAGTAGTCCTGACGCTTCCGCTTCTCGACTCGCCAGTCCCGCGACTCCACTTCCTGGAGCAGGGTCTCAAGTTCCTTGACTGGATGCCTCGGTCTCCGTTTCCTTGGCACTTCCGGCATTTGGCGCTATGCCCTTCGTTGCAGCGTAAGCCCTGTGGATAGGGTGTGCATCCCCTCTTCGCCGTAGATGGCTGTAGTGCCTCGACCCTCTTGAGGCTGCACGGTGGGGGGCTGATCGTCCGACTCCGATGGACGTGCCGTCAACCCGGGGGCGGTCCTGCTCGACCAGCTCCTCTCGCCGCCGCGAAGTTCGGATCGACCGATGGGGCTGGAGATCCTCCCCGTCGACCTGTAACCAGCCCAGCAGATGGTATTCGCCATCCCCGTCGCGCTCTCGGACGATCCGATCGTGCGCGGCCGGGTCCGTTGGACTGACGAGGCCAGCGACCATGAGGAGCCGTACACGCTCCAGGCGCTCTAGCCGGGCGCCGCTGGCCGCCGGCCGGGGCGGAGGGACCGCGGTTCGCTGCCGGGCTCCAGCCAGCCGGCGGCGGCCAGCGCCTTCACGGTCACGTCGGCGTCCAGTTCCGGCCAGCCGAGGAGGCGGGCCAGCTCCCGCCACGTCGGCCCGCAGCCGTGCTGCTGCCAGTAGTCGGCGACCGTCTGGGCGGCCCGCTGGCCGTCTCGCTCGACGTACCCAGCCACCCGGGCGGTACGGGCGGCGGTAGCCGCCTGGTGGCGCTGCTGCCCGTCGAGGAGGGTCGCGACGGCGGCGGCTGTGGGGGTCTCGCCGCGGCGGAGCAGGGACCGGGCGGCCTGCTGCGCCGCGGGGCGCTGCCCGCCGGGGTGGGGGCGGAGGGCGGCGGTGAGGAGCTGGCCGTGCGCGGAGACGGGCGAGGTCAGGGCGAGGGCTCGGGCGAGGGCGAGGCGGACCTGGTCGCGGTCGACGCCGCGGGCGGGCTTGAGCCGGTTGCGGCGGAGCAGCTCGCCGGCGAGGTCGAGGTGCCGGCGGGTCGGCTGCGGCCTGGCCGGGCGGGTCGGGGTCGGTTGGGCGGTCATGGGGTCGCCTCTCGGGGTGGCCGGCCGGAGCCGGGGCAGCGGCGACGGACCCGGCCGGCGCCGAGGTCGCGTCACCCGGCGCCGGCCGTCGGCTCATACCGCGGTGCCTTCCGGGCAGTCAGCGCAGGGCGGATCGGGCCCGGACGGGACGAGGAGGAGCTGGGCGCGGCGGCGTTTTTCCCGCTCCTCGTGCTCGCGGCTCTCGAACCGCTCACCGCCATCAGACGGGAGGGCCTTGCCGAGCGCGGCCCATGCTTCGGCCGGTACCGGGGCGAGGTTCGGCAGCCCCGGCATGGCGTCCCCGCTCCTGGCCGGCTCTTGTGGTGCCGAGCGCGCCGCGGAGCCGCTTGCGGCGGAGCGGAGCGGCGCGCGAGCGTTGGACTCAGGGGGAGGAACGGCACCCCCTTGAGAAGGGTGCCGTTCCTCCGTTTCCGTTGTGGGTCCGGCTGCTGGACCTTTTCTGCCGCCACCTGGACCTTTTCTGCGCCCGGCTGGACCTTTTCGGGATCGGGTCGGCGCCTGGAAAGGGTCCGGCTGCTGGACCTTTTCTGCCTGGGCGGTAGCAAGGCCCTTGCATGCTGCCTGGCAGGCGTCGACCGGACGGCAGAGGGTGAAATGGACGCGGTAGACGGTGGCGTTGCCGCGGCCACGGCCGGGCCGGTCGACGCTGAGGAGCTTGGCCTCGACGGCGAGCTTCAGCGCGGCTGCGACGGTGCTTCGCGAGGTTCGAGTCCGGTGGGCCAGCTCGTCCCAGGTCGGCGCGTAGGCGCTCGTGCCGTCAGGGTAGGAGGCGAGGGCCAGTGCGCGGACGACGTCGACGACGGCCTTCTCGCCCACGTCGGCGCCCTTGAGCAGGTCGGTGTCGACCTGGGCGTGCTCGTCGACCCAGGACGCGAGCTGCCCGCTCACGGCCGCCTCCCCGGTTCCGTGGGGACATGACGCCTGTCGGGACGGGCGGATAGGATGGTGCCAACCGATCCGTCGAGGGTGAGGTTGTCGGGAGCCGCCGGTTGCCCAAGCCGGCGGCTTCGCGCATCAGGCGGCGCCCGCAGCGGCATCGTCCGCCTCTTTCACCTCGGCCGGCTGGAGCAGGGTCGCGAGCCGGGCGCGCTGCTCGCGGGTCAGCGGCGGGAACCCGTCGACCAGCCGCCGGACGTACTCCTCAGCCTGCAAGACCCGGAGGGCACGCTGCGCCTCGATCAGATCGGGATCGTCGGGCTTGCGGCTACGTGAGAGCGCACCGATGCGGGCGCTGTGGTGCCGCGCCTTGGGATCGGGAGAGGGCACCGAAGCCTCCTCGGCCGCGCATCACGGCGCGGCGTCAAGGAGCGCGTTGCCTGCTCGGTACTCCTTCTTCGGCCGCGGTGATGATGGGGCCGCGGCCGTCCCGCTACTGCTTCTTCGGGCTATGCGCTCATTCGTCGTTGCGGTCTAGTGTCGCACCGCATGAGCCCGCATGCAAGCCATTCCTGCAGGTCAGAGCGTCAGGGATGCCCTACGCTTCGTTGACCTTCCTCGGCTCGACCCGCACGGTGGCCGGGTCGAAGTAGCTCTCCCCCGCCTGCCAGCCGGGCCGGCGACCCCTGCGCCCCGGCAGGATCGTCACCGTGACGAGGACGTCGACGACCGCGCGTCGCCGGTCGAGCGGCAGGCCCTTCCAGACCTTGGCCGGGTCGGGCGCGTCGGCGACGCCGGCGAGCACCGACCTGCGCGACCTGGCGGCGATCTCCTCCTCGACCGCCGCCTGGCGGGCGCGGAGCCGTTCGCTGCCGGAGCGGAGCTGGCCGGCGTCGATCGCGCCGTCGGCGTATGCGTCGGCGAGGCCCTTGAGCCGCTGGTCGAGCTGGTCAGCCTCCAAGTGCAGCCCGGCCGTGTCGCCCGGGGTGTCGCGGGTGAGCAGGTCGCGCGCATCCTTGCGGGACAAGCGCTCCAGGATCACCTTCTCGACGAACCGGTCAACCTCGGCGGCGTCCCGGACGACGTGCTTCCCGCTCCGGCAGGTGTAGGCGGGCTTCATGCGCCGGCCGCGGCTGTGCCCACCCGCCGACGTCGACCGCACGGGGGCGCCGCAGACGCCGCAGAGCGCCATGCCGGAGAGCAGCCAGCGGGCGCCGGCGCCCGGGTTGGTACGCCGCGCCGGGTCGGTCAGCAGCGCGACGACCGCCCGCCAGGTGTCCTCGTCCACGATCGGCGGCCAGGCGGCCTTCCCGACGATCTCGCCGCGGTACTGCATCAGGCCGGCGTTGCGCGGGCGCAGCAGCATCCGGCGCAGCTCGGTCGCCCGCCACGGCCGCCCAGTCGAGGTGCGGCAGCCGCGCCGGTTCAGCTCCGCGGCGGTCCCGATGAGGCTGACGCCGGCGAGGACCTGCTCGCATGCCTCCCGGACGCAGGCGGCCTCCGCCTCGATCACGGTCACGCCATCGGCCTCGTACCCGTAGGGGCGGCGGCCGCCCGTCCACCGCCCACCGTCCGGATCGGTCGCGGCCTGCAGCTTCGCTCGGCGCTGCCGCTCGATCATCTGCTCGACCTCGTAGCGGGCGACCGCGCCGAGCTGCCGGGCGACCATCCGCCCCGCCGGCGTCGCCAGATCCAGCGGCCCGGCCTTGACGGTCTGCGTGGGCACGCCGCGAGGCTCGCACACGGCGATGTACTCCTCGAGCTCGACCGGGCTGCGGTGCAGCCGGTCGGTGTGCCAGACCACCACCGCATCGGCCGTGCCCGAACGGAGGTCCTCCAGGAGCGCGAGGTAGCCCGGCCTGGGCTTGCCGGAGTAGGCGGAGAGGTCGTTGTCGGCGTAGACGCTCGTGACCTGCCAGCCGAGCCCCTCGGCGAGCGCCTGGCAGTCCTGCTCCTGGCGCTCCACGCCGAGGCCGGCGCCGACCTTGTCCCGGCTGATCCGGGCGTAGATGACGGCCCGACGAGTCATCGGTCGACCGGTCGGATTGCCCCGCGAGGAATGGCGAGGCAGTCGACGACGATCTCAGCTTCCGTGCCCGGCCCGCCATCTCGGCCCTCGCAGCGGGCCAACACGAGGGCCGGAGGGACCTCCATCGTCACAACCATGGACGGCTTGCCGAGCACAAGGGTGAACCGCTGGGCGAACCACCGTGCCTGGCTGAGGCCGGTGGTCCACGACATGGCCCGCTGCCGCCCCCGGGTGCAGCCGCGGTAGACGGTGAGCGGGCCCACTGGCGCCGGCAGCCCCGGCGGGCTGGAGCAGTACCCTGCCATGCGGAAGAGGTCGATCCAGGTAGCGCGGCCCAGACTTGCGGCCGGAAACTCCGCCAGCTCCCACACCTCGGGCAGGAGCACTCGAAGCTCCTCAACGGTCAACATGTGGCCGTACCACCAGTCGAACAGCAGGGCCGGCCCCTCGTTGCGACCGGCCTGGTGAGCCTCCCGGCGGAACGCTTCCATGCCCATGGGCATAAGTATGGCACATCTTGACATTCGATAGGTCGAAGCCCGGACCGTGCTTGGGGAGGTCGGAGGGTGGCAGCGAGACGGTGACGCGGCGGTCGGGCCAGTCGAAGCCGGCGTTGCCGAAGGCGGCGCGGATGCGGTCGCGGGCCTGGAGCACGGCGGTGTCGCCGAGCCCGACCACGGTGACCGCGGGG